ATGAAGACATCTTTCATACCATTCAGTGCAATAATTGCCGTTTTGATTATCGCCTTTTTGTTTGCCTCATTACCGCAAGTAAGCCACAAGATGCGATACAGGGTACTTTATGCAATAGCCATCATCATGCTATTTGCCGTTATTCCTATCAGTGAGTGTATGGCTAAGAATACCAAAAATTCAAACAGCAATTATCTGCTTGTTCTGATATTTGATATTGCAGTAGGTTATTTCTGTATGTACATTGCCGCATTACTGAAATACAATGTCCTTAAACGAAAGAATCAAGCGTTGGAAAATGCCTTGACCGAAAAGCAACAAAAAAATGTAGCAATCCTATTGGAACATCAAAATGAAAAGCAACAAGCACTTCAGCAAAGAGAACTTGAATGGTTAGCTGGGAAAATAAAGATGTTTACCGAAGAAGAACAGGAAGCTATTCTTGCCAGTGCTCTATCATTTGCTGAACATGACTTGATAGTTGCTCCCTCAATAAGCATACAGCCCAAAGAAACATGTAGTCAGCAAGAACTAATGTACTTTGTCTGCTCTGCTTTTTACAATATGGATAAAAGTCGTAGTGAAGTTGTGGGTTTCTTATATAAAGTTTTTCCTCTCTATTTTCCTGCTGGAGAAAGTGCATTGGCTAAAAAGATGCCGGGATTGGAGAAAGTTAAGGAAAGGAGAGAAAAAGAAAATGCTCAATAACAATTAGCATTATTAGCGTCACTTATTTCTAATTAAATTTTAATACGAATAATAATGAGTACAAAATTTTTCACAAATAGCACAGGAAACACCTTGTTTGATAAATTCAAAGGTATTGCTGCTGATATGATAAATTTCGATAGTTTTTTAGCAGTTGTTGGATTTTTTCGCTCATCTGGTTATTTCAAACTACGAAAGGAATTGGGTAATGTATCAGAAATTAAAATTTTGGTTGGCATTAACATTGATGATATTTTTCGCAAACACAATAAAGCTCTATTGATGTTAGCAGACGAAGATAAGGCGAAAGAAATCTATCACAACGGCTTCAAAGAGGACATTGTTAATGCCCAATATTCTCCCGAAGTAGAAGAGGGTATTTTACAGATGTGCGAAGACCTTGTTTCAGGACACTTACAGATGCGTATCCACGCTACCAAAAACCTGCACGCTAAATTCTATCTCTGTTTGCCACAGAATCATAGCGAACATAGCGATGGTTGGGTTATTATGGGATCGTCAAATATTTCTGATTCGGGTTTAGGCATTAAGCAACCACCACAACACGAACTTAATGTGGCGATGAAAGACTTTGACGATGTGAAGTATTGCTCCGATGAGTTTTGGGCTTTGTGGAATGAGGCAGTACCATTGACTGCAGAAGATATTGAAGAGTACAAGAAGAAAACATACTTGGGTTATCAGCCAACGCCATACGAACTATACATCAAAGTGCTTATCGATACTTTTGGCGACCAAGTGGAAGATGATTTTTCCATTCAGTTGCCCGATGGTGTCAAGGATTTGAAATATCAGAAAGATGCCGTTATTCAAGGCTATCAGATGCTGATGCAGCATAACGGTTTGTTCCTTGCCGATGTTGTAGGTTTGGGAAAGACTATAATTGCTACAATGATAGCCAAGCGATTTGTAGAGGCTAACGGTAAAAACACCAATATCCTTGTTGTTTATCCTCCTGCTCTGGAAGACAACTGGAGAAATACATTCAAATTGTTCGGCATCTACAAAAAAGCTCAGTTTATCACCAATGGTAGTCTATCCAAAGTTCTTGACGGTAAAGACAACTACAAGGATAAAGAGGAGTTTGACCTAATCATTGTCGATGAAGCACACGGTTTCCGTAGCGATAGTTCGGGCAAGTATGACGAGTTGCAGAAGATATGCAAGTCTCCTTGTATAAATATGGGCTTATTGAAGAGTTCGCAAAAGAAAGTGATGCTTCTTTCAGCAACCCCACTCAACAACCGTCCCGATGATTTACAGAATCAATTATTGCTGTTCCAAAACAGTCAGAGTTGTACCATTGATGGAGTTCCAAACCTCAAAGGTTTATTCTCAGAACACATATTGGACTACAAGCGATTGATGCGTGAACGTGACCAGCGTGATGTTACATCCGAAGTGGATAAAATATATGAGCAAATCCGTAGTAAGGTTATCGACAAAGTAACAGTTCGTCGTACACGCAACAACATTCTAAATGACCCTGATTATAGAGCAGACATCAAGTCGCAGGGCATCATATTCCCCAATATTCTGCCACCTAACGAATTGGAGTACGTGATGGACTCCGACACAAGTAATCGTTTCTACGAGACATTGAAACAATTGACCGATGGGAAAACAGATGAGAATCCAGAGGGCAAGGGACTGACTTATGCCCGTTATCGTGCAGTAGAGTTCTTGAAGCCTGAATATCGTAACAAGTACAAGAATGCTGTACATATCGGTCAAACATTGGCAGCTATCTATCGTGTCCATATGGTAAAGCGATTGGAAAGTAGTTTCTATGCTTTCAAGAAGTCGCTCCGTACACTTCTTCGTATCACAACCGATATGATTAAGATGTTTAAGGAGGACAAAGTTATCATTGCTCCTGACTTGAAGGTAAAAGAGCTTCAAGCAAAGAATATGGAGCTTGATGAGATTATCGAGTATGCCATTACCAAGGGATATGCAGCCGAGGATATTCTCTTCCCAGCCGATGCTTTCACCTCTGAATTTCTTGAGATGCTCCACCACGACCGTGAGATATTGGAACAACTCAATGCAGATTGGGAGAAAGAGAATGACGACCCAAAATTCGATAAGTTCCAAGAAAACCTTACTCATAACTTCTTCGATAAAGAGATAAATCCATCGGGCAAATTGGTGTTGTTCTCCGAAAGTGTAGATACACTGAACTATTTGTACGATAGACTTACAAAGGAAATTGGTCGTTCCGATGTCTTAATGGTTACAGCAGCCAACCGCAACCGTTTGGAGCAGACCATCAAGGAGAATTTTGATGCAAACTTTGACAGCGATTCTATGAGGTACAACATTATCATTACCTCTGATGTGTTAGCGGAAGGTGTGAACTTGCATCGCTCTAATGTGATTGTCAATTACGATTCGCCTTGGAACGCTACCCGATTGATGCAGCGCATCGGTCGTGTAAACCGTATCGGCTCAGTCGCTCCCAACATCTACAACTATATGTTTTACCCATCTCAACAGGGCGATAAAGAAATTCAGTTATATAAGAATGCCCTTGTCAAGTTGCAAGGTTTCCATTCGGCATTTGGCGAAGATGCACAAATCTACTCCAAAGAGGAGATTGTAAAGGAGTTACAGATGTTCGATAACAATGTAAAGGATAGCATTGACAAGAAAATTGCCCTATTGCGTGAGGTGCGTGAACTCTATAATAGCGACCGCAAACTGTATCACAAAATCAAGGCACTGCCAATGAAGAGCCGTGTAATGCGTGATACAGGAAAGCATAGCGGTAAATCTATAATATTTGTTTCTTCCAATGTTAAGACAGAATTCTATTTGGCAACAACCACTGGTGTAGAGGTTATTGACTTCCTTGAAGCAGTAAAATATCTCAAAGCGAAGCCCGAAGAACAGCCTGTGCCATTCTCTAATGAAGAGCAACACTACAAGCACGTAAATAGTGCATTGGCTCAATATACGACCGAATATGTGGAGGCAGCCGATACATCATCCATCAACCGCACCGACCTTGACAAGACCTCGCTTGAAGCCAACAAGTTCTTGCGTACCATCAAGCAGATAACAGCCGACAGTGAGTTGAAATTGCAATGCGATGTGCTGATGGGATATATCAATGAAGGTATCTATGCCCAGCTACCTCGTTACTTGAAAGCTTTGTCTCGTGAATACAAGAACGACCGTGCAAAGATGAAGCAAGACGAGTATAGTTTACAAAACAAAATTTCGGAACTACTTGGCGAGTATCAGACGATGAACAAGGAGCAACGCCACGACGCCCAAGATATTTCCAATCCTCAAATCATTATTTCAGAGAGTTTCAAATAAATCACTCACTATAAACCAATATTACTATGGCAACTATATATACTTCAGATAGTTTAAGAAACATATTCCAATCGTCATTCAACTTGGCACAATGTATAATCCGCAAATCCAAATTTCCGCAGAATCCGAAACGAAGCGTTCGATTTTCAGGGAAAAGGACAAAACGAAGCGTTCAAAAAAGGAAAGCGCGCAACACTCAAAAAGCCGAAACAAAAGTTTTGTAATGACCTCTGTTTCGGCTTTATAATTTCATAAAAAATGGCTTTATAACGGCATTAAAATAAGGCTCAAAAGTTTGGCCTTCTGCTTGAAAAATTGTATCTTTGTTCAGTGCTAAGCAGCTGTTTTATGAACTAATTTTTCCTGTTTCTTATACAGCATCATGTCTGTATATTCGGCAGAATAATTCATGTGGGCATTGAATTCCTTTTTTGTACAACCCTCAAAAGGATTGCCAATGGTTTTGTTTGCTCCAATCCATTCACACAGTTCAAGTATGGAGGATTTATTGGATGTGAAATAAACGAAGGAATGCTTTTCGAGTATCTTTAAAACATCCAAATAATCAGACAAGCGCCAATACATATTGTACGTACCAACATCAGTGGAAAGATAAGGCGGATCAATTAAAAAGACGACTCCGGGAACATCCTTATATTGGTTGAATACTGCTTTGTAGTCGCATGATACAATTTCAAGCCCTTTTAAGTAGTCAGAAGACTCCGGATAACCGGTCTTGCGAATGTTGTTATAAAGGACTTCCTTGCGCATTTCGGCTACAGACAATTTATACTTCATGGAGAACATAAGTGAGGATGATAAGGTTATAAAATCCACGTACCCAACATTTAGTTCTTCTTCCTCGATACGTTTAAAAATGCGTTCTCTAAGTTCCCCTTTAATTGGTTTATGTTTGGGTATCGAATTACCCACCAGCTCCCTAATATCGGCAAGCAGTTTATTTGTCTGTGGGATATTTTTCAGTCTGAACCGGTAGTTGTCGAAGTCATTGTAGACAACAGTAGCATCGGGCTTGCTTCTTTTGGCTATATGCGAAAGAAGTCCGGAACCGCCAAACAAGTCCACAAACACGGTATCTTCAGGGAACTGTTCCAAAACTTTAATAAACTCTTTAGCAAACATTCTTTTTTGGCCTACAAATGGCAGTGGTGCAGATAAATTCATATTCTTCATACGTTCAAGTCAAATTTAATGTTTTCAACTCCGGATAACAGTTCCAGAGTCCGGTCAATGTTATTTTCATATATATGCACATTTCCAAGGTCAAGGGTTATGGACTTCAGGGGAAGCTCCACCTGCCTTGCCATCAGATAAAGATGATAAATATCAGCCGGAAGCCCAAGGTTCGCATCAGAACTACGCTGATATGCAGATAGCACCAATTCTCCCTCATCAATTTGGAACTGCACAAGACTCAGGCAGGGTGCCTGGTTGCTTTCCACCCCGGTTTCTCCAAGAAACAGGACATAATTCTTGCTGTTGCGCTTTTCCCGGTTAATCCTGGTTATGAGGGGTGGAAGCTTTTCAAAGTAAGTTGGATAGCTGTTTACAAGGGTATGGCCGCAATAATCCCACCAGGTAATCCCTGCCTCTTTGTATTTTTCCACATCCCGGACTCCTTGCATAAACAGTTTCAATTCCTCTTTCAGCTTTTTCCTGGCTATCCCGTGGCTTTCAAATATGTCAAGTAAATCAGCGGGGGTTAGCATGAGCCTTTCGTTTAATAGATACTTGATACGCCCTTTCCTATTGGTCTGGATTTTGCCCGTTTGGAGTATCTTGTCTAATGTCTGGTAATACTTATTCATGAGCTTTATTTTTGGTTGTACAAAGGTAGCTCTACCGGACAACACAAGGCATCCCCGGCACATCAATCACACTGCACCGAGCGTGCAGTGCTTTCCAAACCGTTTGATAACATCATACACCTTACGTTCGCTTACCGAATATTTATTTGCCAAAAACGCCACTGCATAAGTGGTCTTTTCACCTTGTTTTTTCATGACCTCATACTCCGTATATAAGTCTATGAATCGAAGGTCATCCTGCTTGCCGCCCAAACTTATAAGCATTTCAAGCGGTTCTCTGTTAAATTTAAGTGCTTCAAACAATGTCATATCCAATCATTTTTGTACTTTTGCAATGCCAATCATTTATTTAATGCGTAAAAACGCCACGAGAGTGCGGCAGAGGGCATTGCCCCCGGTCGCGCACTCTCGTGGCGTTTTGTGTTAATAAATGATTGGCGTCTATATTAACAGGCCGGGGGCTTTTTTTATCCCTCCCCCGAAGGGATTGTCAATCACTCAATCCGATATAATTCCAAATTGAACTTGTCCTTTTTTTCCCAGCCTTCAGCCAGAACTGTCTGAATGAATCCTACTGCTTTTGTATAGAAATCTTTCAGTTCTTCTAACTGAGTAAAAGTATGGTATTCCGGTTGTTCATCCGAACCAAACTTAAACGTCACTGGCAGGGTTTCTCCGCCCGTCTGAACGGCCAAATCGTATGCTGCCTTATAGTTGTACTGGTTCTCCACAGAAAGCCATACATGGGCACCATTATAGGCGAATCCGGATAGGATAGCCGCATCAGTCTGGCTGTTATACCAGGACATAACCAATGTGTGGATTTCCTCATCAGTAGGCTTATGCCCGAACTCCTCTTCCATGTAGGAGGCAGAGCCGTTCTCTTTTTCCTGCACATCCCATCGGATGCGCCATTTGTCTTTAACCGGGTTCGTGCATTCCATCAGCGAAACCCCGGAACTTCCTTCAACTCTTCTCATGTAAACACGTATTTGGTTCTACCTTTGCCGAATGTCTCTGTCTTGATGGTCGTTTCAAACGGGAAACCATCCGGCATTTCCTTTATTTGTGCGAGAATATTCTTCATTTCCTCGCTGTTGGTGAAGAACTTCTTTGCCTCGCCGTTCACTTCGATGGCCACAATACAGCGGTCTTCTCCCTGCTCGGTTTTGATACCGGTCTCAAAGTCCTTCACTACAATGGGTAAGTTTACCAGTTCCCGGATGCTTACCACCACTCCGGGGAATCGCTTTTTACCGTCTTCCGGCTTGTAAGCGACATTCAAGTCTTTAAAACTTCTCATTTCTTTGCCTGTTAATTTTTTAAACAACTTATTACAGTCGGCGTGCTTCGTCATGCCGTAGAAACTGGCAATCAGTTCCCGCCGTCTTTTTCTCGATTTTACCTCGTGCATTTTCCGGGCAAACTTCTGTTTGATGCGTTTCCGCAATCTTACATAGTCGGGACGGATAACATAGCCAAGGAAATCAATGCCTTCTTCCACAGGGAACACCCGTTCATTCGGCTTTATTTCCAAGTCTATTTTTCCCATTTGCCCGTGAACAGCATCACGAATCTTCCACAATTCCGCTTTCGTTTTACCGAGTACCAGTCCGTCATCGCAATAGCGATAGTAATAACGAACCCCGTACTTATCCTTCAGATAGTGGTCTAAAAATACAGACAGAAGCAGATTTCCTGCCCCTTGTGAACTGCGCAGTCCGAAACTGATACCTTCCGGCAGCAGCTTAACAAACCGCTCCAACAAGACCAACAGCCTTTTGTCCTTGAACACCCTCCGGAAGCACCACATAACAAAGTCCTGCCGCGCATTGTCATAAAACCTCCGGATGTCAAATTTGTATGCGTAAAGCGTGCCTTCCGGATTTTTTTGCAAATCGGTACGTATGCAGTTCATCAGGTCATGAGTACCGCGCCTTTTGATGCTTGCACCAGTTGTCCGGATATAACGTTTTTGCAGGTGGCGGTCCACCACATTCATGATGGCAAACACAGCGATGCGGTCTTTCAT